CAGTACGATGCTCTCAGGGCCGAAATCGGCGGTGAACACCAGAAGATGTACGGCAAGTTCGGCGAAATCCAGAAGGAGATAAAGCGGCTCTCTGGGGGCAAACCCTCGAAGATTACTGCCGAAAGCCTGAAACGGATGAGCGAAGAGTACCCTGATTTAGCCGAGGTACTCGCAGAGGATTTGGCGGGGCTGGTGTTGGAGAAGGGCGGTTCCTCGCAAAGCACCGAGGATATCGAGGCTATTGTCAACGCCCGCCTGGCTGACCGGATGGCCGAGGTGACTGGCCAGATGGCGGCGATGAACCAGACTTTAGCTGTGGACTTGCTGACCGTTCGACATCCCGATTGGCAAGAGAAGAAGGCAAGCACCGACTGGAAGCTGTTTGTTGGGACGCTGCCGAAGGAGCGCCAAGCTGAAGTGCAGACCAGCCAGGATTGGCGGGTTGCAGCCAAGCTACTGGACGACTTCGATGCTTGGCAAGTTAAAGGAAAACAAGGGAAAACTAACCGGCTCGAAAGGGCGATAACGCCCAGCGGATCACCGCCCGAGCTATCACGTAAAATTCTGAGTGATGAGGCGCTGTTCAATGAAGGATTGAAGAGTTCCTTAAAGCAAAGAGGAATCTTGAGGTAAAAAGTCATGGCAATCCAGAAGTATGCAACGGCCGCTGGCCGCGTAGAAAAATTAGCCGGTGAGCTTATCGGCCACGCACAGGCTACCGAAGTTCTGACCGGCGCTTGTCAGAAGATCGACATGCCCAAAAACAAGAGCGAGAATCTGGTGGTTCGGTCGTGGGTTCCCTACGGCGGGACTGTGGCCGCGCCCAACACTTTCTCCGTTTCAGCTGCCGCCCATATCACACAGGAAGGGGTAACCCCCGACGCCGACACCATCGTGCCCAGGGATGTGACCTTTTCTCTTCAGCAGTATATGTGCCTGTACGCCTTCACCGACAAGCAGTACGACTTGTACGAGGACGATGTGACCGCCGCCATGAAAGAGGCGACGGGTGAGCGTATGGGCCTGGTTCGGGAAAAGGCCATTTACGGCGGGATGCAGGGCTGCACTAACAAGTTCTACTCCGGCGGCACTTCTCGTAGCACTGTGGACGGCAAGATCACTGAGCTGTTTATGAACCGGGTCTCCCGCGCCCTCCAGGCCAACCACGCCAAGAAGCTGCGGCCCGAGATCACCGCAAGCGCCAACTACGGCACCAGCGCCGTTGAGGCTTCGTATGTGGTGTACTGCCACACCGATTGTTCCAAGGACATCCGGGATCTGCCCGATTTTGTGGTAACAGCCAAATATGGCTCTAAACAGGTTATTTCCGAGTACGAGCTTGGTTCGTGGAATGAGTTCCGGTTCGTACTCTCCCCGGAGCTTTCCCCAATTATTGACTCCGGGGCTTCCGTCTCCGGGTTGGGCTTAAAGTCAACTGGGGCTTCCTTGGCCGATGTTTACCCGATCTTGGTCATGGCGAAAGAGGCTTTTGCTTCCGTCGCTCTCCGGGGGCGGGCTGCATTGGAGCCGATTTGGCTGCCCTGCGTTTCGTCCAAGTCCGATCCGGGCGGCCAGCGGGGTTATGTCGGGGCAAAGTTCTGGCACACCAACGGCGTTCTTAACAACGGTTACATGGCTGTGGGTGAGGTTGCTGTTTCTGGCCTGGAGGAATAAAGAATATGAGCGAATCCATTAAGAGCCGAACCAACGCCATTGACGCACCGGGCGACGGGAAGGAAATAAAGAAACTGTTCGACGCTGTGCATACCGAGTTGACGGCAGTTGGTGCGTTGGCCAACGAGTTGCGGACGGATCACGCCACCACCAAAACCACGGTTGATGCAGTAGAGACTCTGATCGAAGAGTTGCACGACGATGCAGCTACCCAGAAGACCCTTAACGATGAGTTGATTGCCGACCACGCCACCTTTAAGGCGGTAATTGACGACCTTAAAGGCCAGATCAACCGGGTGGCGGGAACCAACATCATCACCAGCGGGGCGTTAACAATTGGCGGCACCCCAACCGCTGTTGCAACCGGAGCGTTCAATTACCGGGTTGCTGGAATGACCTATGCCAAGGCCGCTGTCGCGGCAGGAACAGCTCCGGGGAACGATGTAATTCCCCAAAACACCTTTGGCGCTGTCGCCTTGGATATCGGCGCGGACGGGACACTCGACGCAATCGAGGCTACCGATAACGCCACTGGCTACGCATCAGCTGCTCTGTCTGCGGCGGGGTTACCGGCAGTAGCGGATGGCCATGCCAGGGTTGGGTATGTGACGGCGACGAAGAGCGATGGGAGTTTTACCTTCGGGACGACTGCCCTTAATGCTGCCAACACGACCGTTGTGTACACCAACTCCGCCACCGACGTTGCAGTAGCTACCAGCGCCCCGGCTACTCTGACGGCAACCGCCCCGGCTACTCTGACGGCGGCTAAACCGGCCTCTGGCCCAGCCACTTTGACGGCCGCTGCGGTCGTTGACACGCTGATTGCATAAACCCAAAAATCAAGGAAAAAGAAAATGAAAGAACTTCTTGCAGGACTTACTATGATTCCCCTGGACACCGCGCTGGCGGCAGGGACAACCACCACGTTGAGTTTGGGTTCTGTGGGGCCGTACTGTATCGACGGCAAAGCCTACACCCAGGCCGCAGTTTCCTCAGTTCAGCCGAGTTTGGTTGACCTGAATACCGGCGCGACCATGGCTGGGGTTGCCCCCGGCTACGGCGTTGCCATCTTGGTTGGTGCTACCTCTTCCGAGTCCACCGCCCTTCGGATGGCTCAGGGTGCGCCTGCCAAGCTGGATGCCAACACCGCCGCCTACACTCCCGGCGCATTCATTAACGCCCCGCAGTTCCCGGCCATGCCTGATAACTTCTGCCCCTTCGGCTATGTCATCGTCAAGGTGGCGACCGACTATACCGCCGGGGCCTCGTATGTGTTCGGTTCAAGTAATGTGACCGCGACCGGCGCTAAGAACTCGGACGCCACAGCCCACACGAACACCTTCACCTCGGTTATGGCCCTGCCGACTCGTCCGCAGACCGCATAGTCGGATTAACCAGCAAAACCCCTCGGGCCGGATAACCCCGGCCCGAGGGGGAACTAGGAGGAAGTATGGCGAAGAATATAATTGATACACGGGAAGAGGTTGTAGGCCAGAACCAGGTTTTCGACCTACCGGCCGCCGGGAAGGTGGGCGATTTGATCGACGTGGTTAAATCGGTCGATACGCCCCGGATGAAGGTAAAGGCCGCCGAGATGGCGTTCATGGATGAGTATGTGACTGTTCAGATTGCCGACACCGGGAGCCCCAACGAAGAGCAGTACGTTCAACTTGGCAACAACGGCACTCCGCAGTTTGTGGAGCGCGGCAAACCCCAGAAGATCAAGCGGAAATATGTTGAGGTTCTGGCCCGGGCGAAACGCGGTGCTGTCCAGACCCCGGAGTTTGTGGACGCTTCCGGCGCACGGTCAACGCGGATCGTTAAGACCCCGACCCTGGCCTATCCCTTCCAGGTGATTATGGATAAAAACCCCAACGGCCGCGCTTGGCTCCAGCGGATATTGGCCGAGGCATGAACCGCCTACAACTCTGCCAGCGAACGCAACAGGAGGCCGGGACTTCCCAGGCAATATCCACAACCATTGGTCAAACAGGCATGTCCGGGCAGGTGGTGGCTTGGGTGGATTCTGCCTATGAAGACATCCAGAATCAGCGAGGGGATTGGAACTTTCTACTGAACGAGTTCACCTTCCCGGCTATTATCGGTACGGCGACTTATTCTAAAGCGTCCGCCTTGCTACCGGAGCTTGGTAGGTGGAAGGCCGACACCCTGCGGATTTATCTGGATTCGGTTGACGACGAACAATGGCTGGACTGCCGGGAGTGGTGGGCTTTTCGCGACTCCCGGCTGATGGGGTCAAACCGTACTGCCACCGGTCGGCCGACAGAGTTTGCAATCAAGGCTGACAAGGCAATCACCCTCTGGCCTGTTCCCGACGCTGAATACACCGTAGTCGGGGAGTATTACAAGCGGGCGCAGACCATGACCGCCAACGCCACTGAACCGCTAATCCCGGTTCCATTCCAAATGGCGATTGTCTGGCGTGCGGTGATGTTCTTCGCCGCTGACCAGGAATCGCCCTCGCTTTACAACCATGCCAAGATCGAGTTCTCGCGGCTCTATTGCGCCCTTGAGATTGACCAACTCCCGGCGATTAGCGAGGTGCTATGAGGCAAGTAACCTACTACCCAATCGAGGGCGGCGAGGATCTGCTAACCCCGGCGATGTCGGTCAATCCCGGAAGGTTGTTGTTCTCGAAGAACTACGAGCTGGATGCCCAGGGCAGGGTGCGAAGGATAGATGGTTTTGAACGGACAGACGGGCACCCGGCACCTTCTGCCGCTTCTTATGGGGTGCTGGAGTTTACGGCCGGAGACTTTGAGCTTGCCGATGGGGGCTTGGTCGTCGGGCAGACTTCCGGCGCAACGGGGACGGTCTATCTAAGTGTTTTGTCTTCCGGGTCATGGGCTGGCGGTGATGCAGCCGGTTACGCGGTGATTTTCAACCAGTCGGCTACTCCGTTTATGGCCGGAGAGACGATTTCAATAAGCAGCGCAAACCCAGGGTTTAGCGTGGGCTTTAGCGGAGGGTTTTCTTAATGGCCGATACGTCAAGGACGCTGGCGGCGCTGTTAGCCTTACTAGCCGATAATACTACGGGGGCGATTTCCCCCCAAGATTTACGTGATGCGCTGTTGTCCTGCATGAGTGGGTACGGCAGTATCACCGTTTTAGGGGCAAGCGCGGCGCAAACTTCAATCAGCGCCACCCCTGCCAAGCTGACCGGGTTTACAGCAAATGGCCCTTCCAGCCAGATGACCGTTGACCATACCACCGATACAATCACGGTCGGGATAACCGGGGTCTATAAGTTGCGGTGTCAGGTTTCGTTTAGCGGTACGGCGTCCAAGACCTTCCTGTTTCGGGCGTATGTAAACGGCGTAGTAACTACCCTTGGGTGTACCAGGATGCTCGGCGCTAGCGGTGATGTCGGCTCCTGCGGATTCGGCGGGCTGCTGGCGCTGACAGCGTCTGACGCTGTGACGGTATATATCAGTTCATCGGATGGCGGGACGGCATTGACGGTGGCAGATGCCCAGCTTTCCCTGGTCAGGGTTGAATAGATGGGCCTCGCGGGAACCTGCATTGCTGATGGAGCCGCTTCCAGTCGGGGGGCCGCCGCAGACGTTAATGATGTCCTCTGGCTTCGGGCTTCAGTTGCTTCGGCAAGGGCCGCTATCTCTGCCCCGCCAGGGTCAGGGCAAGTCCGGGGTGTATGGATTTACGCCGACCAGCGGTATTGCTTCCGCGACAATGAGGATGGAACCGCCTGTGTGATGTTTGTGGAATCAGCAGACGGCTGGGCGGTAGTTCCTTTGGGGTATAAACTTTCCTTCACTTCGGGAGGGACTGTCGAGATTGCCGAGGGTGACGTGATTGTCGGGGAAACTTCCGGCGCATCGGCTACAGTCAACCGGGTGGTGGTGACTTCGGGAACGTGGGGTGCAGGCACCGCAGCGGGCTATTTCGTCTTCACCTCTGATGCCAGGCCATTCCAGTCCGAGACCGTGAAGGTTGGGGCTACCACGAACCTGGCGAATATCGCTGGGGATTCGGTAGCGATAACACTGCTACCCGGCGGGCGCTATGATTTCGATAACTACAACTTCTTCGGCCAGGCTTCGACAATTCGCATGTACGGGGCGGACGGCGTGAATCCCGGTTTTGAGTTTGACGGGACGGTGTTCTGCCCGATTACCACCAATTCAGCCACCGACACACCCACCCATGTGCGGGCGCACAAGAAACATCTGTTCTTCATGTACCCCGGCGGCTCGGTCAAACATTCAGGTATTGGCTACCCGCTGAAATGGGACGCGCCGTCTGGGGCTGCGGAGATTGGGGTTAGCGACAAGTGCGTGGGGATGGATCAGCAGCCGGGCGGCATCCTGGCTCTGTGGGCGCGGAACTCCACTACCCTCCTGTACGGCAACGACGCGACCGATTGGGAACTAAAAAACCATTCCCGCGATACCGGGGCGATTGAGTGGACTAACCAAAGCTTGAGCCAATCGGTTTATCTCGATGACCGGGGTGTAACCTCGCTATCCGCAGTCCAAGCCTTCGGGGACTTTGCCGGTGCGACGATCAGCCAAAGCGTGGCTCCGGTAATCGCCGCAAAGAAGTCTCTGGCTATTTCTTCCCTCCGTGTTAGGTCAAAAGATCAATATCGGTTATTCTTTTCCGACAATACCGGCCTAAGTTTTACCTTCTCTGGCGGCAAGTTAGTGGGGATAACTCGAGTTGACTATGGAATGCCGGTAAGATGCTGTTGCTCTGGGGAAATAGGCGGCGAAGAAGTTCTTTTATTTGGTTCAGATAACGGGTATATATACCAACTAGACAAAGGTACTTCCTTCGACTCTGGGGAAATTGATGCGATTATCCGACTGCCCTTCAACCATCTCAAATATCCAGAACACAATAAGAGGTTTTTTAAGGCCGTTCTGGAGCTTGACGCGCCGGGCGGAGCAAGCCTGTTATGGTCGGGTTCGTACGACTACGGGGCCGAAGACGGGCCGCAGCAGACAGTCAGCGCGACCTCTGGCGGCGGGAGTTGGGACATTGACAACTGGAACGAGTTTCTTTGGAGTACGGTAACAATCGGTAGCGGCGAGGCATACTTGCACGGGTCAGGTAAGAACATGGGCATTTTTATCGGTTCGCGGACGGCTTACGAAGAGCCTCACACTTTACAGGGCATCACCCTTCACTACTCGGTACGGGGGCTTTCACGATGACCACCAACGAATATTTCGATAACGCCGACCAAACTCCGCTCCCACGGGGCCAGACCGCACGGGCCGAGCATGTAGATGCCAAGTTTAATCTAATCACCCAGGGGTTCGACAAGTTCCCGGCTCCGGCGACCTTGACTGGCGGGACTTCTAACTATGTCGTTTCCACCGGGTCAGCCAACGCCTATATCGTGGCGACCGACTATGTGCCTACGGGGTACACGGACGGCGACCAGATTTCTTTCAAAGCCAACCATACCAACACCGGCCCGGCAACCGTAAACCGGAACGGCTTGGGCGTGAAATCGTTGCGAAACCAGCAGGGCGGAGCTTTGGGGGCTGGCGATATTACGGTCAACCACATCACGACTTTCATCTACAACGCGACCACCGGCTATTTCGAGATGACCCAACTATCAGTTGGCACTATGGCCAACGTTGTGGCGGTAGCGGCGATTACGGCTGATGTAGCGACGGTGGCGGCTGGGGTTGGGAATATTGATACGGTGGCTGGGAATCTCGATGGGGCAAACACCATTGGGACGGTGGCAGGGTCGATTGCCGATGTGAACACGGTCGGCGCTGCGATTGCCGATGTAACTACGGTAGCCGGGGCGATTGCGGCTGTTAACGGTGCGGCGGAGGCTGCGTCAACAGCCACAACTCAGGCGGGAATTGCAACTACTCAGGCCGGGATTGCAACTACTCAGGCCGGGATTGCCACGGCGGCAGCTGCGTCTATGCCAACTCCGACGGCAGGACAAGCTGGACTGCCAGTTGTGGTTAATGCAGCAGAAAACGGGTTGCAGGTTGGTGAAACCCATAAACTGAAGGTAGGCGCGGATGCAGCCAGCGCCACCGCCTTGACCTTGGGTGCGGGTAATATCTTTGACATTACCGGCGCCGAGACAATCACCAGCATCGCCACCAAGGGTGCCGGGTGCGTGGTGGTCTTGCAGTTCGACGGGGCTTTAATCATGGCTCACCATGCCACCGACTTGATTTTACAGGGCGGGGTTAATTGGACTGTAACGGCTGGCAGCGTGTTGACCCTTGTCGAGTACGCAACCGGGAAGTGGCGGGAAGTGTCACGGAAAGAAGCGGATGGAATGCATCATGGTAACGTGACTGGCAACGTGACTGGGGACGTGACTGGCAACGTGACTGGCTCGTCAGGGAGTTGCACAGGTAACTCGGACACGGTGGACGGGTTTCATGCCGCTGATTTTTTCGGCAATTCGCAGACGTTCATCGCTAGTGGTAACTTTACTGTCCCAGCGGGTGTATCAAGAATTTTTGTAACCGCAAGTGGGGGTGGTGGGGCTGGTGGTGTTAGCTGGAACAGCTTTACTGGTAACGACTCTGGTGGCGGAGGAGGGCAA